TTAGGAGCAAATACATCTCTAGAAGTTTTAACAGTAGAAAATGTATGAAAATTATGATCTAAAGCCATTTGTCTAGCTTCTTCTACCTGATGTTTATTGTGCTCAAATACTATATACTTCCAATGTACTTGTGCATTATTAGTTTTAATTACAGAACAAGCATTATTAAATACATTCTCAAATTTAGTGTTAATCCTGTATTTAGAATGAGTATCCGATAAACCATCCATATCAAAATTAATAATATCACGTTTTGTTAGTATGTTACCAACATCAGTCCAATAGTTATGATCATGTATACCACCATTAGTATGTATTAAAATTCTAGTATCATGCTGTTTAACATATGTTATAATTTCACGAAACTGTTTATTCATAACAGAATCACCAAAATTACCATTAATAACTAGCCATTCTAAATTTCTAAGTAGTTCAGGGTAAAATAATTGTTTAAAGCTATCTAATGATATAGTATATTTTTTATCATTTAAATTAATACGAAGAGGCTTAACTCTATGACAAGCAGGACATTTAGCATTACATCTAAAAGTTAATTCAGTGGTAAGTTGTTTATATTTTCTCATTAGGTTGGCGGATTAAAAGAAGTAATCTGCACAATTAAGCCATCTGGAATTAATGCATCTTTAAAAGTAACTTTACCTGAACCAGCAGTATATATAAAATCTGTTGTCTTAGCTTGCATTATCCCATTTATACTTACAGAGATATTATCAATAGCAGTGGGATTACCTCCTGCTGGAGTAGCTACAAAAAAATTATTATTACCTGAGCCTTCTCCATCTGCACTTGATATTACATTTACTTTTCTTGATAGGCCCACAGCAACATTACCAGATACTACATTAATATTAGCATTTAGTCTTTGAAAAGTTACAAAATCATTAGCAGCAGAAGCAGTAGTAGCTATTTTTGCATCCAACTGAGTTTGAATAGCACCGCTAACACCATCTAGATATCCAAGCTCAGTCGAAGTTACATCAGAAACAATAATCTTACCGCTTCCATCAGAAACTACGGCACGAGAAACTGTAAGATTATCTTTGTATACAGTAGATATAGCACCTGAGCGATTATCTGTGATAGCGGTATTTAAATCTGCCCCATTATATTTGAGTGTGCCTACTACTAAGTTAGCTAAACCTGTAGGACTAATAATAACATTAGAGTCGGGATCTCTAGTCTCTGCTACTGTAAATGATTTAGTAGATTCATCATAAAAAAGAGCAGCGTTACCTGATGTACCCCTATTCATAAAGATACCTACATCGGCGCTGGGTGCTCCTGTTACAGAATTAGCTAAAAGTATAAATCTATCCTGAACAACAGAGTTAAGAGTATTAGCAGTAATACTGTCACCAAGTACAGTCAAATTACCTTGAATAACCAGATCATCGCTCATATTTACTTGGCCAGTAAATGTGCTACCATCAAGTATACCTGCAATATTAGCTTCTGCAGCATCTACATTAGCTTTAACAGAATTTACATTAGCTTTTAAATTAATTTGTAACTGTATGGTATTAGCTGCGTTAAGATTTATATTAGCAAGCATTGCAACGCCTGTATTAGCGCTAACTAAAGCTACATTTAGTTGTGCTGCTGCTATATTAGCAGTAGTTTGATTTAAATTAGCAGTCAGTAAATTTATATTAGTAGTAAGACTAAACGCATTAGCGCTAGTAGCAAAGTGTTCAGCTTCAATCGATTTTACACCATAGAGTCTCGTTACTAGTGATCCATTAGCCATTTTTTCTGCAGATACTGCATTTGCTTCTAATACTGTAGATGTTACACGCGTTAGCGCCATATTAGCTCCTTAAATATTATACTTCATCATCATCTAATTGTTCAAAGAACTCAGCTAAAAAGTCTACTGTTTCTAATGAAGTATTATTAAATCTTTTTTCTATTCTATCATTTAATGTATTATCAGAATCTTCGTCAAAAAAAGTAGCTAACGGATCATTCTGTTTTGGAGAGTTTTGTTCTAGTGGCTCTAACTCTTCAAAAAATTCAGCTAAAAAGTCTTTTTGTTCTAGCGGTTCAGAATCGCCTTCTTCAAAAAATTCTTTTATAAAGTCTTCAACTTGTTCATCGATTGTTGGAGGCTTTAGTAATTCATCATACACTTCTTCTATACATATCTTCTTTACTAGAGCTATAATCCAGGTAATCACTTCCTCTTCTAGAGGCTCAATCCTATCAATCCATTGTCTTTCACTGGTAGAATTATTACCTCTTTGCTCATAATAAATTCCTATAATAGAGCCATCAACTAATTGTTGAATTTTTGGTTCTTTTTCTATAATTTTAGCAAAAGGAAAAGCTCTAGATATAAGTGGTCCTTTTGTGTCTTCTTCAATTACTCTGTACTCACAGAATACAAATTCTTGTTCCATTTCGTCTATGTGAAATTTTATATATTCCATAATATCCCTCTATGTTTTTATTATATATCTTGCAACAGCATGTGGAATCACTGCTGTATGTGTATGGCCCCCTGCACTAACTGCTGTTAATACAGTTATACCACCTGCATCTTTTACACCAGTAGATGCTGAACCTGTTGAAGTAGATAAAGAAGCAGATCCAGATGCAGTAGTAATAGTACCTCCTGATGCTAAAGTTCCTGCACCGTTTCCGTGACTAGTAACAGCTCCGCCTTTACCTACTAAGGTTTTATCTCTTAAATCAGGAGCACCAAAAGTATTACCAGCATCAGCACCTGCTCCATAGGTAGTCCCTATTGCAGCAAATAATGCTGGATAAGTAGCCCGAACTAAACTTTGACCGTTACAATGTGCCCAACCTGCAGGAGTAGAATCTGGTCCATAAGCTACGATAGTTCCTACAGGAATTAAAGGTACGGGTGCTGTACCCGAACCTGTAATCGCAGAAGATAATATAACATTAGCAGCTATAGGTGCATAGGTACCATCCTGTTGTATAATATTTAAACCATTTTTAGTAGTTGCAACACCTGGTGTATGTGCTAAAGATACATTAGCGCTAGAGCTACCAAAATTAAATAGTATAGCAGTATTGTCACTAGAACCTATACTTGATATTTTAAGAGCTGCGTGACCTACTCCTGTAGCTTCTGGAAACCATTTCTTACCTCCACCAGCTGTGGTCGCAGTTACTGATAAATTATTTGTACTTACTCCACTTGTTGTTAAATTAACTCTATCAGAAGTAACACCACTAATAGCAATCATAGTATTAACAACTTGACCAGTTCCTGGAGTTCCAATATCAAAAAATGAAGCATCAGCAGCGGTATTACTTGTTTTTAAATAGACTCTAGAATTAGCAGCTAGTGTACCGTTTTCAGATACAGTAGCTACAAGCTCACCTATATCATAATGACTAACATTAGACATTAAAGATACAATACCGTTTTCTATTCTATGGCCTATACCTACTCTAGTAAAGTTACCACCAATATGAGAACTCTTTTTACTAGTAGAATCAGAAATAAATAGAGCATTAACATTTGCATTAGCAAATTGCATTATAGTTCCATCTGGTACGGAAATACCATCACCAGATGCAGTAATATTTACAGTAGCAGGAGGGCTAGAGCTTCTAAAATTAGTTAAAAGTGACCTCATAGAGTTATTGAACTGAGTACGAGCACTATTTAATGCTGTACCTGCTGTTGGTTCAATATATGTATTTGAATCTTGTAAAGCCATTTATACTCCCGTTGCTGTCATCATTACAGACATACCTGAAGATGTTGATCCTGCACCTCCATCGTCACTCTTAAATACTTGATAACTAACTGCCTCATTGGAAGCTGCAGTAGTTACTACTATATGAGGTTTGTTAGAATCTTCATTTATCATTGAGTAACTTATAACAGGTCTAGTTAAAAAACCTGCACTAGTAATATCAATAGTTTTAGTAGTAGCATTATATGCAGTAGTATCTGTAAAAGTAACTGTATCCTTTTCTATAGTATACCTAAATTTATCAATTGTAAAGTCAAATTCATCAGGTTGGTTATTTTTGACAATAAATTTTAGTTGAAATTGTCTAAAGGTTCTACTACCTGCTTGGTATGTTTGAAAACCGTCGTTAACTGCTGAACCAACAAACTCATTTATATTAACATTACCATTAGCATAATATAATTCAGCATTTGCAGCAGTAGTAGTTCTAATTAGAGTTTGACTAGTAACAGCTCCTAAAGTACCTGCAAAAGTATCACCAGAACCAGTATCAACATACTGTTTAAAATTTACTAACTTATAACTACTTGCAGCAGTTGTTATATTTGCCAATACATTTCCACCAGTAGCATCTCCATTTGCAAAATAAGAAGCTCCTAGTCTAATTTCATCTGCATCTACAACACCTGCTATTAACGCATAGGAATTAGCATTTGCATAGTCACCTTGATCTAAAACACCAGAAGATGTATATGTGCCAAAACCACTTGAATTAAGTGCTGCACTCCTAGCAGCATTAGTATATAATTGAACACTAGTAGCATTTACTCTATTAACATATAGCTCTCTATCATTTATTTGAGTCATACCATTTACATCATGAATAATAATTCTATTACCATTTACTAATCCATGCTCACTACCACTAGTAGTTACAACGGCGGGACTAGCTTTTGTAATTCCTGTAATAGTTATCACATTACCTGTGTACTTACCGTCGTCCCAGATAGCAAATACATTACCTGAAGCACCACCTGTCATAAAAGTTTGATTATTAGAATCAAATCTAGGATTTACTACTGCTGTATTACTAAATCCTAGTACATGACCAATTCCTCCAAAACTTGCATCTTTTAGTACACCAGCAGTACCTGAAGCATCAGTAACACCAGATAAATACGTTTCTTTAGAATCATTAAAAGTAGTTTCTACTGCTTGAGTTCCTTCTATATCTACAAATACTGCTCCTGTAATAGTAGCCCCTGCATCTCTAATTGATGTTATATACTCTGCAGACTCACTAGCTAATAAATCAGTAGCAGAACTAGTAGCTGAGAAACCAGTAGCAGTACCATTTGCATTATCAACAATAGAACTAGGGTGCCCATCACCTTTATTTACATAGGCTAGTCCACCACTATTAGAAGTTGTAAAAGAGGGAAAATTAGTCTCTGCACTATTATCATTAGTTATACCGGCAAAAGTAGTAGTAGGTGAATCCTCATTATAGGCTTTTATTACAGTACTTCTAATAGGTCTACTAGTAGTTAATGTTATAACTACTACATCATCACTAAAATTACCGCTGGTATCTCTAGTTCTAGCTAAGTAACTAAATTCTCCAAAAGTATCAATAGGAATTGATTTACGAGCAGTACCTGCTGAGACAGTAACTAAATCGTCTGCAACAACAAAATTTTCAATAGTAGCTGCTTGAATTCCTGATAGGCGTTTTATTACCACTTCTTTTAAATCAATATCTGCTAATTCTCCATCACTAGTACGAGGATAAGACCATAGTAGGGTAATTTGATCAGTTTGTTGTCCTCCTGTAAAATTAAATATATTAGCAGGTTTAGCTGTTTTACCAATAATAGATTTACTTATACTAGCAGTTATACCTCTTATTTCTTTGTTTAAAGGTACAATTCTAAATACAATATTTCTGGTATCACTAGTTTGGCCTCTATTTACTCCATTAACAGTAAACCTAAGTTTACCATCAGAATCTACACCAGTAGCAGGAACTTTTACAGTATTAAAAGAAGTTAAATCAGTACCACCATCGTCTACACCAACATCATCTACTGAGTCTAATTTATATGATATTTCATAATCTGTAACATTTTGCTGTAGAATATGATCGAATTGTATAGTAACACGTACAGCTACCCCACCAGTTTGCTCACGGTATAAAGATTCTACAATATTAATATTTTCTACTTTTTGTATAGGGATAGGATCAATATTTAAGGATTTACTATTAAAAGCACTAGTCCTTCCACCTCTAGTTTTATTTCTAGCTCTTATAGAAGTAGTTCCTACATCTAAGTCTTGTATTAGCATATCTTTAGTTAGAAATATAGATTCAAAATCAGATCCAACTTCTAATTTATATACTCTATTATTAGCTAAAACAAATCTACCTGGAAAAGTAGCAGTATCATAGTCAAAAGTACCTGAACCTCCTGAAATATTGCCTAAAGAACCTACAGGATCAGGACTTATATTAGTAAAGGTAAATCCTGCTAAATTAGAATTAGGTTTAGAACCTGTATGTATTCTAAATATAGAGTTAGCAGTTAATGCGGCATTATACTTAGGAGATGTAGGATCATAACTATTAGTAGCTACACTAAATACATTAGCATGTGAAGATTGTACATTATCTCCTATCTCAAATACAGGTACAGTGTAATAATCTACTTCTGCTCTAAAAGCTGTTTCAGTAGCAGTACTTGTATATACTATATTTGCATTATTTAAGGGAACTGTATCATTTTTGTTAAATACAAACTGACCAGAACTTTTTAAAGTACCATCTACAAATAATCTAATAAAAGCTTTATCTCTAGGTGTAACAGGTAGATCAATAGTACTAGTAACAGCACCATTTATTTCACCACTTTTTATAAAAGTATCTTCATAGCCAGATACGTAAAAACTATTATTAGAATAATGTCTGGAATCTAAAAGTTGATTTAAAGTAACATAAAAAGGAGCTTCAGGTATTTTATTAACTAATGTTACATCACTGGTTCTTTTATTTTCTATCTTTAATTTATCTGTAGCAAGAGTATAACCAGTAATAGGTTGACTTAAATCAGTTATAATACCTGCAAAGCCTACAAAATTTAATAAGCCCTGTTGTTGATCTTTTTCTTTAATAGGAATAGTAACATGATCAGTACCTTTTAAAGCTCCAAAAACAGAAGCATCATTAGCATCTAACAAATCAGTTTGAAAATTTTCATCGAATACCTGTCCAAAACCAGATAAAGTTAATTCTATATTACCATCTTGAGTACCGCCAACAGTATCTACAACATTAACAGCAGTGCATAGTAATTTGACCTCACCCACAATACTACTAAAACCATTTTTACCAGACAAAGTTATAGGATTTACATCACCTATTAGTACATTTGCATGTTCTACATGAATAACTTGGTTATTAATACCAGATAAATTTGCATTTGCTACTAAGGTAGCTCCTAATGGTTTAGATAACTCATATTCTGTAACATAAGTAATACCAAAACCAGCTTTTTCTGTTGATGTTTTTATTAAACCATCAATAACTACTGATCCATCTAGTTTTCTTCTAGCACTAGTAACAAAATCAAATTGAGGAACAGGAGGTACTGATAATGCAGATTGTATATCTGTATACGCAGTAGGTTTGTAATCAATAAAAGTATCAGAATCTACATATACATTAGATATATATTCAACAGCTTGTAGCTTAACTTCTTCATCATCCATTTCTCTTTCTATTTGTGTTACTTTAAATAGTTTATCACTTTTAGCTCTATATATATCACCTTCAGAGTCTATTTCTCCGAAAGTCCATAAATCTCCCTTAGCAGGAGCTGTATTAGCAGTGAAAGCAGTATAGTTATCCCATACCTTAGTAATAGGATTATATCTTTTAATAGGGTTTACAATAGCTTGATCTATACCAGAATTTACAGCATCAGTAGTTGTTAATGCAAATTTAGTTTTAGATAATATGTATACATCAATCTTATCATTAACCATTTTTATAACTCTAAGTACTAAAGGACCAGTATTAGCAGTAAAATTTGTAGAAGCTAAAGAAGGAACAGTATAGTGTTCTAAAAATACATTAGTATTACTTGATTGAACAGGAGAATCTGCTCTTATCTTACCACCAAAACCATAGGCCACACCATTAACTTGTTGTGATACTGCAATTACATCTCCAGGTACTAACTGTAGCGCATCAGTACTAGTAGTAAAATTACAAGTTCTTCGTAAATATCTAGACGAAGCAATCTGATATTGAGCATACCTAAGAGCTTGCCCTCTTCGAGTAACGCCAGGCACGTCTAATGACGCTAAGTTTTCTATTTCAGTTTTTTTAATACCATCATTACTTCCTAGTTGATCTATACGTACTGTTTCTCTTTTATAATGATTACCGGGATCTACATAGCTAATATCTGCCCCTGTTAATACATCACTTTCTTTATTACCGGCTATTATAAAAGTATCTTCTTTTATATTAGTCTCATTAAATACCATAACAGGAGTTTCATCAGGTAAGTCACATGCCATAGTTATCTTACCGTGTGCATATATTAGAGCTCCTCTAAAACTAGCAGCTAAAGTATTAATAGTGTCAAATGATTGTTTTTGATCTGCAATAACACAGTTTAAGGTAAATCTTCTTTCTTTTATCTTGGTACCTTGAGCTATACCTAGTTGATTTTCTCGTGTACTTGTAAAAGTATTTCTAGGTTTACTTCTAAAAGTACCGTCAGCAATACCATCTACTCCTATAAAATTACCAGTAGTATAGTCACAAGCATCACAAAACTGAGCTATTTGATAAAACCTATATTTATCAATATTACCTTCTGGTACGCCTAGTCCATATGTTTTATTTGTTAATATATCATATATAATCCATACAGGATTTTGTGACCATGAATATACAAAAGTACCGTCCCAGGTGCCATTATATATGTTAATAGTAGAACTAGTTTGAACAGCTGTTCCTGTTTGTTGTAGATAATAACCAGCTGTTGCAGCACTATCAGCACCTGTAGCAGGAACTTCTATATGTCTCCAATCAATTTCTCCATTAACTAATGTAGGTTGATTATAGTTAGTAGGAACCTTATGTAGTAAACCTTTTACTAAGCTAGTAAAAGTAGGAACACCACTATGTTCGTCAGTAGCTTTTAATGCAAAACCTATATGAGCAGTTCTAGGATATGCTTGTGGAGAATTTTCTATCTCATTCCATCCAATTAGTCTCACATCATCAGTAGTACCTGAACTAGTAGAATCACTAGATGTCTTACTAACTGAAAATTTATAACCATTGGTGTTTTTACTAGCTTCAGGTATTTGAATCTTTACAGCAAATTTAAAACTAACAGTTGTTTTACCACTAACAGTTTTACTAGCACTGGCAATTTGAGCTGCACCAGTGCTATCAAAAACTGTAATACCTACTGATAAACTGTGCCGTAACACATCGCCTTTATCTGTAATTCTTTGTAGAGATCCTATTTGAAATTGAAATTCCAAAGCATCCCAGTCTTTAGCAGAAGTTTCTTGTAAAGTAACTCCAGAGGCAGGTATACCACTACTACCACTTTTTAATGAAACAGGAGATGCAAAGTTTTGTGGAGTAGTTGTAGTTTCACCAAATACATCTAATCTACTTTGTACTGGTGTGCCAGTAGTAGATAGTGTTTTAAATTTTTTAGTTTGTTCAAGTCCATCTCCATCTAAATTAACTAAATCATCAATGGAACTATCTCCAAGTTCTATGTCTTGAGGACCATTAGGATTGATTCTATATAGCGGACCCTCTCCAAGACCTACTACTACAAAAAGAATATCAGTAGAAAATAAACTTTGCGGATCTTCTACTGGAGTATGCGGTTCTTGTTGTGCCCCACCTTTACCGCCTTTAGCACCTTGTATTTGGGGAACAAGAGTATTTGAATGATTAACAAAATTTCTAATCGCCATCGAACTGCGCTCCTACACTAATTTGGTCTCCAC